CTAACTAGATTATAAACACCACTAGATTTTCTATGGTCTTTAATCTTTGTTTTAATATCAAATTGTTCTTCTATAATTAATTGTAATTTAAGTAATTTATCATAGTTAGATGAAGAAATTTTAAAAACACTTCTTTTCCCTTTATTAATATTTATTTCACCAGTTCTTTTAGATTTATAATATTGTTTTCTATCACCATAAGTAGCGGAACCGTCACCTAAAAAATAACCATATAGAAATGATACTTCTTCATCTAAATATTCAATACCTTCATTATTAAAATTTTCAACATTTCTAACATCTAATAAATCACCTCTTTTTAAATCTTTAGGTTTTATTTGTTTAGTATTTTGAAAAAGTGAGTGGTCTTCGGTTACACAAACTAATTTATCCTTTGTAGAGACTCTATGTATTTTTTTATCTGTTTTATGACGATATATATAATTAATTTCTTTCCAACCATTTACGGTTAAGACTTCATATGGTTTGATTTCATAATCTCTAAGTTCTTCTTCATCAATAAACTCTGAGTTAGGATTATATAAATCAGAGATTGGTAGAATATCTATCTCTTTCGTTTTTTTCCACCTGATAAATATTGGAGTGTTAAAGGTTACTGAATCTCCAACTAAAGGTGTGAATCCTTTATCAACAAAGAACCAAACCATTAATCTTAGATATTGTCTACCTCTACAAGTGGTTTCTTCAGCACATTCAATATCACCCCAGTTAAATATGTTAGGTGCGCCCAAAGAACCAAAAAATGAGTTACCTAGAATTTTAATAGGTAATTGTTTCTTATCATACGTACTTGCTAAAGCTGAGTTTTCTTTTATTTGTTTTTTAGCAAAACCCAACTCTTCCTCAGTCATAGATTCACCTTTCGTATCTATAATCTCTTGGAATGTTCTAACTTCAGCTTTATGTTCATTCATTAAACCTTTAAACTTATCCCTTGTATTTGCAATATAAAGTAACATACCTTTCATTACATCACTAATATCCGTATCTGGGAATATATCCCAAGTTATTTCAATATTAGGGTATAGGGCAGCAAAGTCCAACTTAACAACATCAGTTCTATAACCAACTTCCAGTAACCTAGATAAACCACCTGTAAAAGTTTGTCTTTCTTTTAACTCTGGTACGGCCAACCTATTCTCATACGACCAAGCTAACATAATCAATTTCCATATACCTGCGGTACCCATGGTTATAGACCTCATGTATGAGGTAGGTATTAACTTAGATAATAAGAAAGCTGCTTGGTTAAATTCAGCATCGACTTTTTCTGTTTCCCATAAATCGTCAAGTAGGTATCTCCTTATAATCATTTTACCTTTGACAAGCTCATATCCTTCTTCTAATGGTTTTTCTTCAGTAATCTTATAATATGTACCGTCAGTATCATTAAAAGCGTAATCAGTAACGCTATCAGCCCACATGCTGTAAATCTTATCACCGTCCACATACACTCGGTTAGGTTTGTTCTTTTTAGCGTATTTAGTAATATACTTTAATCCAGCACTTTTTATATTGGAGTTAATTGCTTTTGCTCTACGCACAGCATGATAAACATCAATAATATTATAACCCCACATCGTTGTTTGCTTGTAATACTCTCGCTCACCACCTAATTTAAGAGATTTATCAACTCTTTTTATTTTGTGCTCACCAGTAGGGTCCAAAGTTTTGGCCACCAATTCAATGTCAACACCTAAAATGTCGCATCTAGTGAAAATAAAATCCCAGTCAAAGTTTTCTGAGTTATAGCCAGCAATTGTATCAGGTTTTAATTTTTTAATAACCTCGAACATCTTGAATATAGCGAATAACTCTTCTTCTCTATCGTCAACATCAGGACCTGTTTTAATTTCTATAATATCTTCGTAACCTCTATTATCCTTTACACCGACTTGGAATATTCTTGCATCCTTATACCTAACTGGTTGATTTTTCTCATCGAACTCATAAAGTTTGGTCAAATCTTCGCCAGTACTCATTCGACTTTTAACGTCTTCTATTTCCTCACGTGATAATAAAGTACCTTTAGGTTTAAGTCCAGTTGTCTCTAAGTCAAATTGTAATCTGTGTAAATCATCATAGTCATCAAACCCTTTAAATAAACGCTTACCTGATGCAATTAAGTATTGTTCGATAGGGTTGATTGCAACAAAGTTTCTTTTATCACTCTCACCATACACATCAATACCACCCTGCTTAAAGAAATTTAATAGTTTTCCATAAGGACCAGTACATTTGGCCATAAACTTAAAACCATCTTCCATCCTTGGTGCAATACCTTGGTTATTTAATGAAGTCTTTAGTCTAGTTATAGTAACGCCGAATTTCTTACAAGCTTGTTTAATCTTATTCCTTTTACCACCATACATTTTTTTTGTGATAGGTTCCTTAAACCAAACAAACGACGTGATATCATCTTTAACCACGTATTTACCCTTAACTGGGTCGTTTATTATTAAAGAAACTTTATCGGCACCATAAGGTATTTCAACATTTACAATGTATTTTTGAGGGTTTCTTCCTTCTAAGAATCTTGATATTTGTTCATCGTTAATCATAAAACTATATTATACTTATTACCTACAAAGTAACTAGTATAATAACCGAAAAACAAGTTTTTTGTAATAATTTTTAAAATAAAGTGGTGTTTACCAGGTTTGTCTATATCTCAAATAGTACGTAGGTTAAAACAACAATCTACTAAACAAATATGGTTACTACATCCCACATTACTTCGTAGAGAGTACTGGTACAAAAACATTTTATGGAGTGCAGGTTATTTTGTTTGTTCAATAGGTGAAGCAAATCCAGATACAATTCGTCAATATATTTTAAGTCAAGGTTAATTAGTTACCTTTGTCGCTTACATCCCATCCACGCTAAAAAGCGATGAATGGGTTTTACGCTCATGGTATAAAAATAAATTAATACAATTTATAGTTGATGATGATTTGTATGCTAAGTTATCTTCAAAATTAATGAAAGATGATGTAAGTGTTTCAACTTATATGAGGAATTTAATTATCAAGGATATGGATGTATAACTCGTCTTTTATAGGGACGATTAATTTACCTGAACCATCATTAAATCTAATTGTGAATTCACCCACATAGGTACCAGCTTTTCTAGTTTCTTTTTCGCTAAATTGATAGCCGATGTAGTATTCTTCACTAATCCTGTCAGGTTCTGGTTCTTTTAAAATACATAGAGCTTCTTTACCACCTATTCTTTTGATTCCTGTATTAGCATCAGTCATACAGAACGTAATAATGGAATCCTGTAACCTATCGTGAAAATTATCAAAATCATTTCTACCATCGTTAATTAACTCCATTTTTAATCTAGGTAAAGTACTTCCTTTATTTATGTAAAAATCCATTGTTTATTTTTATAATAAATATACTACTCTAATGATTTAATCAACTCAATTGCTTCATCTATCGTATTGAAACTTCTGGTTGGTATTAATATATGGGGTTTCTTGATGATTATAGGTATTATGGGTTTACCAACAAACTCATATAATTTATCAACATGTTCTCTATTTTTGTCATTATCCACGTCAATGTCGGTATATTCAATATTACCCCTCTGTAATTTGGTTTTTAAATCATTACAGTATACGCATTCTTCACTTGTATATATTCTAATCATAGTTTTAAGTCATTTTCTTTTAACTCACCCAAAAGATTTGCCATCCTTTCACTGTGTTTATCACCTTTAGTTAGTATCTCATCAATATTTTTTTGTTTACTCATAACAGAATACCACATCATTAAAGAAATAGTACCTCTAAATAACTGGTAATATACCGATACATTGTTTTTTTGACCAATTCTATAACTTCTATCTTCTGCTTGTTCATTATCACCTGGTACCCAACTAAAAGAGTTGAATATTACAACCGTGGCCTCAGTTAAGGTAATACCGACACCAGCTGATGTTATGTTACCAATGAAAACTTTTGTTTTCTTGTTATTTTGGAATTTATCAATTGATTCTTGCTTAGCTTTACTGCCCATTCTACCATTATGTATAACACACTTATTACCGAAGTGTTCAGATAACTCCTCTAGTTCTTCAGTAAATGTTGTAAATATAATAACTTTCTGGTCTTGTTCAATAGCTTCCTCAGCTAACTCAATTGATTTAGGTATTGTTTCCATCGCAATGAATTTTCTCAATAGACCTAATTCAACTAAATCCTTATGTACTGAACTTGTTTTACGTTTACCTTCTTCAGCTCTTTTTTCTAAGTACTCTTCCCACAAGTTTTCGTATTCTGACCAACCACGTTTAGATAAATCATGGTACATTGTAGTTATGGTTTTATCTGGCATATCTAATGCTTCAGATTTTAATCTTCTTAACAAACTGTTTTTAGTTCTAATACCTAATTCAGCTAAATTTGACGCTCCATCAGTAATCCATATTTGTTTAGTTCTACCGTTTTTAAGTTTTTTATAGAAACGCTTGGCATCACAATATCTTGTGGCAAAAAACTTCCAGTTAGCACCTAATGGTGATTTTATTAATTTTAATAGGTTGAAAAAATCCATTGGTTTATTGGCAATTGGTGTACCTGTTAATAACCAAACTTTTTCTATATTACCACGCTCTATAATGTCGTTCATTATTTTAGTTCTTTGAGCTTTAGGGTTTTTAATTTTATGAGCTTCATCCATGATAACTAAATCATAATTTTCTTTCATGATATCCTCATAGTAAGGTTCATTTTTCTTACGAGGACCTGTTGAATGAAAATTCTTTAGAATGTCATAATTTATAATTGTATATTGACCAACGTCTGGCCAGTTACTACCACTAACTATAATCGCTTTCTTACCGAAGCTTTCAACTTCCCTTTGCCAAGATATCTTAACACTAGCTGGACATACGATTAACACTTTTTTAGCTCCAACTTCTAAAGAGGATATAATTGATTGATATGTATTATGTGTAACAATACCATGATTAATAACAAATAATGAGTCTTCAGCATCAACCTTAATACACACACTATCACCTTCACCAATAGATTCTATATTTTTAATGTATCTACCAACCTTATATTTTTCAGGTGTGTTATATTCATCAGCTTTTCTCTTTAACCTAAATGGATTCATCCCTTCTGGTAATTTAATATTTAAACGATAAGCTTTTTCATCATCTGAATTTTTATAAGGACCTATTTTACTCTTTTTTCTTACAATACCACCCAAACTATGTACAATTTCAGCCACATCATCAGCTAATTGTTCAGATACACTACAATATTCAGTTCCAGTAAAATTTCCGCTTTTTGATTTCATACAATGACCATCAGTGTCCATAAGACCTTGAAGGATAGCTAATCTATCTTCAATTGAAGAATATTTATATATTTCTGGAATGAATTTGGTGTGAGATAAAGTACCATTTAATTTAAGTGCACATACTTCTTCTTTTAAATTATTTAAATAATTTAATCTTATATTAAAACCACCTGAACTTTCATTAACACATTGATTTTTAAATATTTCATCAAAATCAGCTTTATGTAAGCCAATACTAATAACACCCGTTTTTTTGATATGTCCACCACCCAAAGTAACACCTAATAAATAAGGTTCAATAGGTAATTTATATTCATTTTCAAATTCAATTGGTTTAACAATTGGAATTTGCCATTTGTTTTGTCCATTAGGTTGTTTGTAATATGTTTTAAACTTATAAGGTCTTTTCTCATTCCATCCAAAACCCCTTTGTTCTAACTCTAATTCTTTATCCAACATTTGTTCGATTGTTAAATTAGTGTATCTAATTAACCGATTTTTATTATTCACACTACCATTATTTGCTGTAACAGTCCACATATGTTCTTTACAACAAATAGTAGAATATCCATCATTAAATGTTATTTTAAATAAATCTTTTTTAGGTTGTGGGTGAACTTCAAGAACTTTTGTTTTTTTACCATCAGAACCAATTACATAATCACCCACTTTTAAATCGCCAATTTTAACCTTTCCAGTTGGTGTGTAAACTAACTCATTGATAATCACCGCTTTACCCAAACCCATATCGTCAGCTAAAATAGCACCATCTCTGCATGATAAAAATTCAATTCCAGTTTTTTGGTGCTCATAAGGTAACCTACAGTCAGCGTCCATTTTTTCGTACCTCTCCCAGTCAATATCTAAATCACACTCAGTAAAATAAGGGTCATCCAATACCATAGTTTTTGGTAAGAAATACATTTTAGCGTGTTTCTGATTCCTCTTAAGCTTACCGTATACGTGATAAGTTTTTTCTTGGTCAGCTAACATGGCTTGAATTAGAATTCTTTCTGGAACAAAAGATAGATTTTCTTTTTCCTTTAAAGAGTTACCCAATAATGGATTTATTTCAACCACCTTGTTTAAGACTTGAGGTGGAGTATCGTGAAAATCAGTTATGTACTGAGATTGCCCTTCAGTTAAACTTATTTTACCTGTTTTGAGTAACTTAGATTTTAACTCCTTTATATAAGGGTTGATACCTTCGTATGTTTGCAATAAAGTTACTGCACCCCTACCCTTTAAATCATTTATATCTATCAATTTTTTAAGTGTTTAACAATATATTATATTACTTAATATAGTTATTTTTAATAAAAAGTAAAGTATATCGTCAGATTTACTAATAGTTAAATATTTATCTTTAAAGCTAATAGATTAACCATGAGTAACGGAAAAAGAAAAATACCAATTAAGAGAATAAACAAGTTTTTTTCAGGTGAAGATTTTGATTTAGAAATTGAAATGGGTAGAGAATCTATGGAAGGTGATGGTAACTTCACAGTTATTTTGTATAGGGTTGATAGAGAGACGACACAATCTGATGACATATATAATGAAGCTAACGCTAATGAATTGAATTACCACCCACCTGTTGAGTTATACGTCACTCCTACAATTAATGAAGCTAAGAATTTAACTTATAATGAGTCAAACTTTAGGTATCAAGAAGATGGTAATTTAAGTTTTATTGTTTATGTAGAGCATTTGAACGAATTAGGTGTTGACGTTACTGTAGGTGATTATGTAGGTTATCCAATTAATGAAACTGACATGATTTATTTTAGTGTAACTAACGCTGGTGAAAAGAACTACGACAATAAACACACAATAATGGGTTATAAAAGCGCTTATAGAATGATTGAGTGTACTATAGCCAATGAAGATGAATTTAACGGAAGATAAATATTATAAAATTATGACTAAAGATAATTTAACTAAATTTAATAAAATAACATAATGTCAGGTTTACCAAAAGGATTTAGAAAAAATGTTAATATTATTAAACAAAGTACTGGACCTGAGAGGAGGCAAGAGTATTTAGATGATATTGATTATAAAGGCATGTACCTACCTAAGGGTGTAGAGACTGAGGATATTGATAGAACTTTTATTGAATTTGTTGATGATGAAATATCATTACAAGTTGATGGTGAGGAAGTACCTGTTTTATTCCTAACAATACAAAAATGGGCTGAATTTAGTAAGACTTGGAGTTTTTCTGATAAATATAAAAATGTTAAAATGCCTTTTATTACAATAGTTAGAGAACCTAATTTACAAGTGGGTACGAATCAAGCTGGTAATTGGAATATACCAGGTCGTAATTTATATACTTATTTGAAGGTTCCTACTAATGTAGATGGAAGAAAGGGTATTGATACGTATAAAATACCTCAACCAACTTCAATCGATATAAATTATGAGGTTAGGTTGTTTTGTAATAGAATGAAAGATTTAAATAAATTTCATAAAAAAATACAGAAAACTTTTAACTCTAGACAATTTTACATCAAAGTTAACGGACACCCAATGCCAATACATTTAGAGACTATAGGGGATGAGAGTCAAAAAAGTGATTTTGATAAAAGAAGGTTTTATGTACAAAGTTTTGAGATGAAGATATTAGGTTACATTTTAGATGAAGATGATTTCGAATTAATACCTACTATTAATAGAGCTAACATCAAATTCAAAGAAATTTTAAAAGGTAAAACTAAAAGTGGATTTAAGGTTAAACAAGTAACTCAAAACACATTTTTATATGATATAACTTTTAAACCCAATAGTTCACTAACATTTGATTTTAACTCTGATTTCAATTCTCAATTAATTAGTTTACGAAATTTAACCAACGTGACTAGTGTAATAATAGAAGTTAATAATACTGAAGTGTTTAGTGGTTTGGAGATAACTAATCCTATTAATGTAGGTATTAACGATAAGATTGACGTGACAATAACGACTGATGATTCATCATCAAGTTCAGCACTCGTAATTAATGGAAAATTAACGTAACTATGAATGATTCAAGATTTAATAAAACATTTATAATTCAACCTGCATTGGGGAGTGATAGTTACCTAAGTGGAACTACATTTGATAATAATACCATTTATTATAATACACTATCACAAAAGATAGACTCTAAGACTATAAATGAACCTGTAGGAAGTGATAAAGTAGCAAATATAGTATCATTAACACAAGCAGAATATGATGCAGCTACACCAATATCAACTACATTTTATATTATAACAGACTAAAAAATTAATTAAAAAATGGCTATAAAATTAGGTAATAAAAATATAAATAAAGCATACTTAGGAGGTGTAGAAATTAAAAAATTGTATTTAGGTTCAAATGTTATTTTTGATAATACTTTTACGGGGTTTTTAAATCAATTTCTTAACGCATCTTTAGGATTAAGCCTAGATAAACTAGATAAAAACTATACAGGTTCCGCAATAAAAGTTAGAAGGTCAAGTGATAACAATGAATTAGATATAGGATTTGTAAATAATGAATTAGATACTGCAAGTTTATTAGACTTTGTAGGTTCTGGAAATGGTTTTGTTAGTATTATATATGACCAAGTAGGAAGTAATAACATGACTAAGACCACTGCAAATCTACAAGGTCAAATAGTTTCTAATGGAGAGGTTATTCTTAAAGGGGAAAAACCTTGTATTTTAAGAAGTGCAAATGATGATGGTGGTTATTTATCTACTTATTCGCCTAATGACGGTGCAACTGTTAAGGGAATATTTTATGTAGGAGATAATGAAGGAAAATCTTCCTGTATTTTCGGTAGTAATGTTGGGGGGGCTGATTATGGTTTTTTTGCCGTTAACTTTTCATCATCCACTTTTATTGATAATATTCCAACTATAACAGCTTCAAAATTAAATGGGTCAGATACTACATTTACAAACAGAGGTCAAACATTTACAGCAACAAATAATCAGTTTTTACTTTATAGGGAAATTGAATTTTCTTTTACTGATAATGTACTAGGATTAGGTTATAGACAAGATTCTCCTGCAAATTATGGAATGTTTACGTTTCAAGAGTTAGTGATTTTTGAAAATACAGATGATGCAGTAGCAAAGGAAAATAATATTAATTCTAGATATAACATATACTAATTATGTACTACAAAGGAACAAAGACAAAATGCGAAGATTATAATACAAAGGTAACTTTAGGAGAAAACTACCAAAGTTCAACAAATAGCTGGTCAAATCTTACAAGCAACCAAAACGGACAAGGCTTTGCAATACTAAAGCATGAGAACTACGAAAGTGACATGACTTTAATAGATAAAATCCCAGATAGTTGGTTTAATAATTTAGAGATATGAAAGAAGAAAAAAAAGGAAAGTATGAGTATAAATGAACACAAAGATTATAGTAAACCTTATTGGGTAGCTAAATATGAAGATATTATGGAGGATGATTATATAGAAAAAAAATAATATAAAATGGGATTAATAAAAAAAAATACTAAATCTTCAAGGTACTGCTGAAGATGGGACTATACTAAATCTAAGAGGTGTTAAAAACACACTATTAAAGGTATCAGATAGCCTAACTGGTAACATCTTTTCCTTTAGAAATAGAGATAAAGTAGAGTTATTAAATATCAAAAATGATGGTATATATACACCTGTTAGTGGTACGTACTCACATGCCGAAGGTAGTGAAACAATAGCTAGTGGTAATTTCTCTCACGCTGAAGGTGATGATACTGTTGCTAGTGGTAGAGGTTCCCATGCCGAGGGTGATAATAACTTTGCTAGGGCATTTGGTGAACATTCTGGTGGTATATACGGTACTGATTATACAGTTAATAATGACGATACTGATAGATTAGTTAACTATGGTAATAGCAAAAACGGTTCTAGAGATGATGCGTTTACTATATACAGAAATGGGGCAGTTAGGTTTTATAGAACCACAACAAGTGGTATAACTAACGCCGACTCTGGTTTCTTAATTTATGATTCTGATGATAATAACAGACCAATGATACATAACGGAACTGAATGGAAGGGATTAGCATATGTGGATGAATTACCTAATGGGTATAGATTAGTTAGTTCTTCAGATACATTAGAAGTAAACGATTATACATTAGATTGTGATAGTTCTGGTTCTACTATAACATTATTCGACGCTACAACAACTAATGTACAAGGAAAGGTTTATAATGTGACTAATTCGGTAGGAGGTGATATTACTGTAAATACTACTAATTCTCAAACTATTTATGTTGTAGGAGGTCCTGTTACTGATTTAACACTAAGTGATGGTGAATCTATAAGGGTACAATGTACTGGTTCAAATTGGAGGTCATTGTAATTACTCGTCGTGTGAACTACCCACCCACGCCAGAGGCGATGGGATGGGCTTCGGGTTTCACAGAGTGTGCGTTATCACTAACGTCTGATTTCCTCTCCACCTTTGTAATCGCCAGTTCCTGACGATATATTTTTAAACCTTCTTTTAGAATGTTTTGACTTGCATTTAAATCACGGTCTAATTTATGACCATTCTTGCATATCCATTCTCTATCTGAAAGATTTAAGTCTTGATTTATATATCCACAAACATTACAAGTCTTTGAACTCGGATACCAACGATTAATCTTAACAAGAGTTTTATCATTCCAATCTGCCTTATACTCAACAAATCGAACAAACATTCCCCAACTTGCATCAGAAATATGTTTGGATAGTTTTCTGTTTTTAATCATTCCTTTGATATTTAAATCCTCAAGACATATTACATCATAGTTATTTACGATTTCGTTACTTACTTTATGTAATGTATCTTGCCTTGTGTTTGTGATTTTCTCGTGAATTTTAGCAACTTTGAGTTTTTGTTTTTCAAACCCATTACTACCTTTTTGTTTACGAGAAAGATGTTGTTGTGCCTTTTTTAATTTACGTGCATATCTTTTTGTGTATCTATTATTTTTATATTTTATTCCATCAGAAGTGATAGCAAAATCTTTTAATCCTAAATCTATCCCAACTGATTTACCAGTATTTTTCTTTGGATTATATTCTTGTTCAGTCAATATTGAAACAAAATATTGACCAGTTGGTGTTTTGGATATTGTGAATTTACCTACTTCACCTTTAATTTCTCTATGGATATTTACTTTAATACCACCTTTAAATTTAGGTAAGAATATTCTACCATCAACAACTTTAGTGTGTTGTGGTACTGTAAATGTATTTTTATTCTTTCTTGATTTAAATCTTGGGAATTTAGCGTTACCCCTAAAAAAATTAACATAAGCGGTATCTAAACTTCTTAAAGCAAATTGCAAGGTTTGAGAATTAACTTCTTTTAACCAAATAGTATCTTCTTTTTTCTTTAATTCAGTTAAAGTTTTTGCTTGTCCGTAATAATTATCAGTTTTTTTATCTGATTGATATTGTTCCTTCCTTTCGTTTAAAAAGTGATTGTAAATATATCTAACACAACCGAAGTGCTTATCCAACAAGGTTTTCTGTTCCTCATTAGGTAGTAATTCAAATTTATATGTTCTATGTATATTCTTCACTATATTATTATATAGTCTAAACTTTTGTAAAGTTACAATATTTTATACGAAATATCAAGTATTTTGTAAAATACTTTAATTAATACCGTATTTTGTTTAAATCATTCCGTCTTTGGTTGTAAATAATTTAAACTAAATACTACATTATGCAATCAAATTACATCAGTACAAATCATTCAAAACATTATCTAAAAGCACATATCATTTTAGTTACAAAGTATCGTAAACCATTATTGGTTAATCAACTTAAAGATGATATGTACACAATATTCAACAATATCATAGATAACTCAGATTTTAGCGTAGAAGTATTCGAGAGTGATATTAATCACATACATTTCCTAATTAGGTATATCCCACGTCTTTCAATCTCACAAATAGTTCGTAGGTTAAAACAAGAATCTACTCGTCAAATTTGGTTGTTACATTCTACATTACTTCGTAGAGAATATTGGTACAAAAATATGTTTTGGAGTGCAGGTTATTTTGTTTGTTCAATAGGTGAAGCAAGTCCAGATACAATTCGTCAATATATTTTAAGTCAAGGTTAATTAGTTACCTTTGTCGCTTACATCCCATCCACGCTAAAAAGCGATGAATGGGTTTTACGCTCGTCGTATAAATCAGTCGGCTTTTTACATTTCTCTTTAATTAGTTTTTCAACGAACCCAAACATTTTAAGTCCATTTTCATTGCAATAGTCTTTTAATATTTTGTGAGTTGTAGGGGTTATTTTAAGGTTTTTAGTTCGTTTCATGAGTTTTTTACTATAAGTATGACAAAAGTAATACAAAAATCATACTAAATATGATGTATTACATACATCATAAAAACTTTTGATAAAATTCTACATATTTATTATAAAATAAGAATTATAAAAACTAAATATCTAATTATATGAGTACAAACAACAGAGTATTTGTAAGTCCAGGGGTTTACACATCAGAAAGAGACATATCATTTGTAACACGTCAAATAGGTGTTACAACAGCTGGTTTGGTAGGTGAGACTACAAAAGGTCCAGCTTTCCAGCCTATATTCGTTTCTAATTATAACGAATTCACTTCATTCTTTGGTGGGACAAACCCAGCCAAATTCCCTGATACTGGATATCCTAAATATGAGTTACCTTATATAGCTAAATCATACTTCACAAGGTCTAACCAATTATATGTAACAAGAGTATTAGGTTACTCAGGTTATGATGCTGGTCCAGCTTGGGCAATTAAAGGTAATAATGACCAAGTTGTTGCTTTTATTAGAAGTAGAGGTAGTTACGATGCTAGTGAAGATTTAATCTTCGACGTAGGCATTGATGATTTACAGATTGACCCTGCTATTAATGATATTGATAGTGACGCAAAGGCCGAATTTGTATTAAGTGGTACAACTGGTGGTAATGACTTTACCTATAACGTATCATTTGACTCAACTAAAAAGAATTATTTACCTAGGGTTTTAGGTCAATCAAATTCAGATGGTCAAGCACCTATATTTGTTGAGAGTATTTATCCAAATATGTTAGATTCTTTAATAGATGATAGTACCATTACTGGTATTAGTACTACTTTAGATAAATTTGAAACTGAATTCGAAGATTATAAAACCAAATATAGACCTGCTATAACTCCATGGGTTGTATCTGAGGTTAATGGTAATATTATTAAAAAATTATTCAGACTTATTACTATATCAGATGGTAATGGTGCCAATTCAGAGATTAAAGTATCTATTGAAAATATAAGGCCTAATGCTAGGGAATTTGATGTTAGAATTAGAGCATTCAATGATACTGATGCTAATCCAGTAACTTTAGAAAGATTTTCTAGATGTACAATGGACCCAACTTCAGATAATTTTGTTGGTAGAAGACTTGGTACTTTAGATGGTTTTTATTCTTCAGTATCTAATTATGTGTTAGTTCAATTAGATGAAACTGAGGAAACTTCAGATTCATTCCCAGCTGGATTTACTGGTGTGCCTACTAAGGCCTTTGGTGCTTCTTTAGATGCTCCATCAGTTAATTATAATCAAGCTTATGGTCGGTTCGATAAAGTAAGAAAAATTTACTTAGGTCTTTCAGATACAGTAGGTATAGATGGAGATTTCTTTAAATTTATAGGGGCTGATGACGAGGCTACTAGTGGTATGACAAACGGTTTCCATATGGACATTGACGCAAGTGGTGCTACTTTAGATAACTTCACATTTGTTTATGGAGATTCTAATTTCCAAAACGATGCTCAATTAGGATTATCTGGTAACAGTTACACTAGAATACAATCAAGAAAATTCACAATGGCACCTTTCGGTGGTTTTGATGGATGGGATGAGTATAGAGAAGGTAGAAGTAATACAGATAGTTTTGTATTAGGTCAAACCAATAGTAATGAAGCTTTAGCTAGTGGTGCTATTGCTGAAATGGCTCTGGAAAATGGTGACCAAGGAACGACAGCTGATTACTACGCATATCAAGAAGCTATAAGAACATTTAATAACCCTGAAGAAACTAACGTTAACGTGTTTGCAACACCAGGTATTGATATATTTAATCACACTAATCTTGTCGAATCGACTATTGAAATGGTTGAGGAAGAAAGAAGTGATTCTATCTATATTACAACAACACCTGATTATGAGAATGAGACGGTAATTACTGTAGATGATGTTGTTAATAGATTAGACGCTACAGGTATTGACAGTAGTTATACTGCAACATACTGGCCTTGGGTACAAGTTAATGATACAGATAATAACGTATTAGTATACTTACCACCTACAAGAGATGTTATAACTAACGTTGCTTTAACCGATAATGTATCATTCCCATGGTTCGCTGTGGCTGGTGTACAGAGAGGTATTGTAAACGCAGTTAAAGCTAGAAAGAAATTAACTTTAGGTGAAAGAGATACTTTATATGAAGGTAGAATCAACCCTATCGCTACATTCGCTTCTGAAGGAACAGTTATTTTCGGTAATAAAAACTTACAAGAAAAAGAAACTGCTTTAAACAGACTTAACGTAAGAAGATTATTACTACAGGCTAGAAAATTAATATCTGCTGTATCAATCAGATTATTATTCGAACAAAACGATGAGGTTGTAAGAAATCAATTTAAAACATTAGTTAACCCTATTCTAGAAAATATTAGAAGTGAAAGAGGTCTTACTGATTTCCGTGTAGAAGTTGATAACTCACCTGAGTCAATTGATAGGAACGAACTTAACGGTAGAATATTCATTAAACCAACAAGAGCGTTAGAATTTATAACAGTAGAATTTGTTGTACAAAATACTGGTGCATCATTCGAAGATATATAATATTAATAGATGAATAAATGTGGGTTCATCCCACATTTTTTCTCTTTTCATATATTTATAATAAAGAAGATAAAAGATTAAAATTAAAAATAGAAAAATATGAGTGATTTACTAATGAAAATGCCTGTTCCTTACGAACCAAAGAAAAAGAATAGATGGTTAATGAGGTTCCCAGCTGAGTTGGGTATACAACAATGGTGGTTACAGTCAGCATCACGTCCTTCAATCACACAAAATGAAGTTGAGATTCCATTCTTAAACACATCTACCTTCGTAATTGGTAGATTTACTTGGGATACTATTGAAGTTGTATTTAGAGATGCCATTGGACCTTCTACATCCCAAGCTATTATGGAATGGGTTAGGTTAACTTCTGAGTCTGCTACTGGTAGACAAGGTTATGCTGCTGGATACAAAAAAGATGTTGAGCTTGAAATGTTAGACCCTAGTGGTGTTGTTATTGAAAAATGGCAACTACAAGGTACTATGTTAACCGATGTTGGATTTGGTGACTTATCAATGGATGATGACGGTATTGCAGATATCACAGCCACTTTAAGGTTTGATAGGGCAATATTATTATTCTAGTAACTAATTGATAATCAAATACTTAACTATTTTACAGTAAAATAGCTTCATCAAAACTTAAAGTTCTTTTACTTTTATACTATTTATTAGTATATTTGGGTAAAGGAATTTTTTTATGGAAAAAATTAAATGTAAAATATGTGAAAAAGAATTCACATCATTAATGGGGTTAAGTAAACATAATTCACAAAAACATAGTATATGCTCAAAAGAGACATATATTCAATATAAATTGAATGGAAATAAACCAGTTTGTCAATGTGGTTGTGGTGAAGAAACTAATTACCTTTCAATAAAAAAAGGTTTTGTTGATTATGTTAGAGGCCATGCGGCTAGAATTAATAATAATTGGGGGCACAATCCTGATGCTTTAACTAAATCACATGAAACCCAAAGATTAATGCATAAAACAGGTCAATTAAAAGTGTGGAATGACGGATTAACAATTGATGACTCAAGAGTTAGGGATAATATAGATAAGGTAATGGCAAATCCAAACAGAAGTAAAAGGATATCTAAAGCTTTATCTGACGTACCTAAATCTGAAGAACATAAACAAAATTTATCAATCGCACAAATTAAATCATGGGATAATCAGGAAAAGCGTGATAGACAACGCGATAATAGAATGAGGTATATCAGAAATAATGATTTAGTACCTATCTCAAAATTAGAAAAGTATTTTGAGGAAATATTATTAGCTGAATTTAAATTAAAAAGTGGTGTTGATTATTATCCACAATTTTATATTAGAGATATTAAAGCATTGTTTGATTTTAAATTATCTGGTAAAAAAATTTTAATTGAAGTAGATGGTGATTATTGGCATTGTAATCCTAACACTAAATTTAAAGTACCTAAATACGCAGCCCAATTTTCTAATTTAAAAAAAGATAAAATAAAAAAAGAGTGGTGTGATAAAAATAGTTATATCTTATTAAGATTCTGGGAAAATGATATTAATAATAATCTAGATGAAATTATTACCAAATTAAAAGAATTTTTATAATTGTTATGATATTTATAATAAAGTCATTATAAAATAAAGTGTTACATAACACTAAAATAAACGGTTTAGGACCGATTATAGCTCACGGCTATTTAAAATCACTTAAGTGTCGCTACCTAAGTGATTTTTTTTTAACTATATATGAAAATACCGATTGTAAAGTATAACGACACACTATTATCAATTATAAGTTTATTCGCACCGATAAAAGGAATTACTATTTTTCCTTTTATCATAATAAGAGAAAGGTTTATTAATTATCATTACCCAAAGGCCACTGATAAATTACTTAATCATGAGAAAATACATATCGAACAACAAAAGGAGATGTTAATTTTACCCTTTTTTGTGTTTTATTTCATAGAATGGTTAGTGAAATTGTTTATCTATGGGTCTAAATCTTATAGAAACTTAAGTTTTGAAAGAGAAGTTTATAAGTTTGAGGGAGATATGACATATTTATCTAATAGAAAGCGTTATGCTTTTTTAAAATACGTTATAAAAGAATGAGAAAACAAGATAAAAAGAAAAACATGGATAAGGTCAACAAAAAATTCCAAGATAGGATGAATGGAGTTGACGAAGAAAAAGATAAAGAAAAGGATAAATTTAAATTTGTTAAAGACATTTATCCTGAATTAAGTAGAATAATAAACTAGTATGGGAAAGAAACTTAAAATTACAGAAAAACAATTAAAAACTCTAAAAGAAAACTTACTTAAGGAAGATAAATTTAGTTGGGATGGTAAATATGCTAATGAAGAAGATATTAACGAACATCACGACGGTGAGTTTCCAGAGTCTCTAATGAATAAATCTCTAGAGCAATTTTTAGATGAATTATCTAAAAAAAGTGAAACAGATTACGATAAAGTTGAAGATATAATCGCCAAGTATTTTGCTACATCTAAAGATGAAGGTTATACTGGATTACCTAGTGATTTAGAGGTTGTGGATGAAGATAATAAACCAACAGACGCTAAATCTAATCAATGGTTTTCAGATTCAGATGGTGAAAGAGTAACCGACGGAGTGCATTAATATTTTAAAAACTTTACTTTTTCATATTTATTATTATATAACATACTAAAAATAAGTTAATAAATATGGAGAAGAAACCAAATGTTTTCCCAACATCGTCTAGGATGACTGATGAAATGAAAGAAGCTAACGAGATGGGTAGTAAAATAGCCGAAGAAGTTAGTGAACAAGAAGGTATAGGTAAGACTGAAAAAAGCGGTAGAGAGAAAGAATACGCTCAGAAAATGAATCAGGAATCTCTAGATATGTTAGAGGAACAGATGAGAAAGAGAGATGAATTAATCGCTAAAAGAAAAAATGATGGTGATGTTGGTGGTAGTGATGATTTTAGTGGTGAGGAAACCGCTAAAGTTACTTATTCAGACGCTGAGAGTAAACCACATAAAAAATTAGAGGTACCAGAAGATAGATTCGAAGAGTTAAGTAGACCTCAAGAGGATTCACCTTATGATGTAATTAAATTACCTAGTGAAGGGTTACTTTACCCTAATCAAGGTAGTTCAATAAAACTATCTTATTTGAATGCTAGTGATGAAAACCTTATTACTAACCCTAATCTTTTAAGGTCAGGTAAGTTTCTAGAAGTTCTTATCAATAGAAAAATGTTGGGTACTGATTTAAGGTACAAGGATTTACATGTCGGTGATAGAAATGCAATCATGATTTGGTTACGTTCTACTGGGTATGGTTCAATGTATAACGTTATGTTAACTGACCCAAATGATGATTATAAAGAATTTGAAACTAAGATTGATTTATCTGAGTTACCAATTAAATACTTAGATGAAAAGCCAGATAAAAATGGTCACTTCAAATATAAATTACCATTATCTGGTAAAGAGGTTACATTTAGAATGTTAAGCGTTGGTGACGTTAATGATATTGAAGACCACATAGAGGAATTAGTTGAGGAAAAGGGTTCAGATTTTGCTGACGCTTCAACTTATACACTTAAAAAGCAGATATTAGCCATTGATGGTGATAATAACTCGACTGTTGTTAATAACTTCATTGAAAGAGGAATGAGATTAGGTGATGTTAGAAGTTTTAGACAACATTTAAACAAAATTGAATCAGGCATTGATATGAATATTACTGTCGGGACTCCTGGGGGTGGGTCCATAACTACGTTTCTTCCCCTTAACGGAAACTTTTTTTGGCCTGACACATCACTATAAAAAAGATTTATTAGAAGAAATATATCTTTGTATGAAGTATTTAAATATTTCATACGGTGATTTAATGAAAATGCCTACATACGAAAGGCGTTTCTTTATAGTGACATTACAAAACCAAATAAATAAGACAGAAGAGGAATCTGAAAACACACCTAAAGTAACCAAGACTGGTAAATTTACCAGTACTAGGTCATATTCACCTAAATAAAATCCCTTAATCAAGGGATTTTTTTATTATTTGATATTTATTAAGTAGAATACCAAATACTTTTAATATATTTATAACATGGTATTTAAATAAAAATGATTAAATTATGAGTTTAAACGAAAGAATGGTAAACATAATGAAAGTTATGCTAATGGAAGTTGAACTTAAGAAGACCTTCAGTACAATTAGTAGTGGTGATAAAATAAATATCATTGAGGTTGACGACAATAAATATAGTTTTATTGTTCAGTCAAATATCTCTGGTAGGGTTATAATGAAGGATTCAAGTGAGAAATCCTTAGGTAAACTATTTGTTTTAGAAAAAGACTCATTAAAAAAGAACGAATTAATCATATACATATACGATAACAGCGCCGTTAGTAATGACTTCAAAGGAAAGTCATTATCAATAGAGGTTAAATATATAAGTGTGTTAGATGATAAAACTGGTGAGCTTCAAAGGATAGATATAACTTCTGATGGGAAGACCATGAAACAAAAAGAAGAACTATCTAGAATTGATGAATACACTAGAATTATTAAAGAACTAGATAAGGGTGAAATGTTGATTATAACAACAGAAACCGATTCGGAAAAAGATAGTATCGTAAACGACTTAGTTTTTAAAGTTGTAGATATCAAGAAAAATTGGTACGTTTTAAATTTAGTTAAAGTTAGAGGTAATTCTGAAGGTGATAAATCTGTTGAAAGTGATAAAATTCTTGATGTTGTTAGGTCTAAGGAATTATACATTGGTAAAGGTGGATTCTTTAAGGTAGTTGATAATAAGGTGAGCTTAGATTTAAGATTCGGTAAAAACTATAAAATACCTATTAAAGGTATTATCGACGTTGATATTGAAAATGATAATGTTGGTGATACTTCAGATGATAAAACTGTAACTGATAAGGATGATTTTACTGATTGGCTTGATAATAATCCTCAATATAAAAATATAATTAATAAAACACCTAATTTTTTTGAAAAACTTAGCGGAGCCTCACCAAAAGGTGTGTTTCAATTACAAAACATGTTAAAAAAAGCAGGTACTAGTAACTCTTATTTAACTAAGAATAAATATGTTGTGATAAAATTATTAGATGGTAGAATAGAGGTTGATTTATCTAATAAACTTTTAAGTAAAGCTGGTAAAACTTATGAAGCTAAAGTCACTGATGATAGAACTCTTAGAATAGGTGATAGAAGAAAAGGTTATTGGGAAATTGAGTTATTAGATGAATATGAAGATAAAACTTATAAAACTAAAGTTAGTTTCTGTTACCCTAATGGAACTTGCGACCTTAAAGCCAACGATGCTAAGATTAAAATATTAAAAGTTAAAAATAATAGATAATGGCCGAGCTACCTGATGATTTAAAAAAACGTATAGAGTTAGCTGAGGAAGCCTCAAAAAGTTTAAGCAACTATAACAATCTTTTAAACGAAACGAGAGCTTACGAGGAGAATATTACCCATATAAAAGAGGGTCAGCTAAAAATATCTAAAGACTTAGAAAAGAATGAGGCTGAAATAACTAAGGCTGTCTCTAGTAACAACAAAGAGAAAGAGAGAGAATTAAAAAAAGAGAGGGGAAACTTAAAGAAATTACACAAGATTAATGAAGACGCAATTAATCAGGGTGAAAAAGAGTTAGATATACGTAAAAAAGCGGTAAAAGAGGTTAACCTTTTAAATATAGCTAGAGAAAAAGGATTAGATATTGGTAGGAAGATTACTAATAGTTTAATTAAACAAGGTAAACAATTCTTTGAACAACAAAAATCAGTTAAAGAAACTGAGTTGTCAATGGGATTATTATCGAATCAGGCTAACGGTTTTAGAAATAACATTTATCGTGCTTCTATCAATACAAATCAAATTGGTGTTGATACCAAAGAATTAGCCAAGATACAAGGTGTTTATGCTGATAATGTAGGTAGAGCGGTTCAATTAAATGGTGAAGAGTTAGAGAATATGGCAGCTCTTGCTAAAGGTACTATGTTAGGTGCTGAAGGTGCCGCTGAGTTCGCTGGTCAAATGGAAAAATTCAATATATCTGCTGAAAGTAGTGTTGATTATGTTGAGGATGTTGTGAATAAGTCTAGTGAAATGGGACTTAACGCAAATAAAGTTATTAAGAATATCCAAAGTAATATTGGATTATTGAATAGGTATAATTTTAAAGAGGGTGTTAAAGGTTTAGGTAAAATGGCCGAGTTAGCAACCAAATTTAAATTTGAAATGCAAGATATTGCTAACCTAGCTGAAAAAGTAATTACACCTGAAGGTGCGGTAGAAGTTGCTGCTAGATTACAAGTATTAGGCGGTGAGTGGTCTAAATTAGGTGACCCATTTGAGTTAATGTATAGAAGTAGGAATGATTTGGCTGGACTACAGGAAGACGTTATAAACGCAACCAAAGCGACTGCTAGGTTTAATGAGACCACTGGTGAGATAATGATTGACCCTATGGAAATGCATAGACTTAGAGAAGTTGCTAATGCCACAGGTATGAGTTTTGATTCTTTAGCCAATTCTGCTAGGGAAGCCGCTAAGTTTGACCAGATTAAGAAGGGTATGTCAAATATCTTTAAAGATGAGGATAAAGACTTTTTAGCTAGTATGGCTAAGTTTGATAAAGAAACTGGTCAATTTAAAGTTACTATGCAAACTGAAGAAGGTGAAACTATAACTGAAAACGTTCAAGCATTAAGAAGAATAACACCTTCACTTATTCAATCTCAAAGAGATTTAAAACAATCTTTAGAAGAAAGAGCTAAACAAGCGATTACATTTGATGAGACTTTAGTTAACTTAACTAACTCTTTTAAAACACTTCTTTTCCCAGGTTTTGAAGCTTTTGCTGGTGCATTACAAAACAGTGTTGGTGACTTCCACGACTGGGCTGTGGATAGTGGTGCAATGGATAAGTTTGCTAATTTTGCAAAAAATCTAGGTGAATTATCTGGTTCATTAGTTAAATTTATTGTCGAGAATCCTATTAAATCAGCTATTGGTCTTTTATTAGGTAAAGCCACTATGTGGTATCTTAGAGGTCGTCAATTAGGTAGAGGTTTTAACGCTGCTACAGTTGGTAGAGGCGGTGGTGGTGGAGGCATGTTTGATATGTCTAGTGGTAAAAGCGTTAAAGGTGCTGGTAAGGGTGCTAAAAATGTGGGTAGAATGGGTAAACTAGGTAAGGTAGGTAAAGGGCTTGGTAAAGCTTCTTTACCACTAGCTTTATTATCAGCTGGATATGATGCCTTTAGTAATTTTAATGATGATAGTCTAGATTCAGGAGATGCTGCTTTAAAAACCTTAGACCAGAATAAGTATATGGCCATAGGTGCTGGTATTGGTACCTTAGTCGCACCTGGTGCGGGAACAGTAGTAGGAGCTGGTATTGGTGGTTTAGCTGATTTCGGTTCTGGATTCCTTAAAGATGATGGTTTGTGGGGTGGTTACGGTGGTGATAACAATAAACCTAAAATGTTTAATGATTTTATTGCTAGACCAGGTGAAAACCCAATTAATTTTAGTCCAAAAGATACCGTTGTAGGTGCTAAAAAAGGTGGTCCAATTGATAGAATGATTGAACAAACTACTACAAATAACACTACTAACGTCAGTAATAGTGGAGCAAGTAAAGTTTCTGTTGAATTTAAAGACTCTATTAAGATTGAAGGTTCTATTAATGTAAATTCATCTTCTGATTCTGCTAAAATAGACTTGGATGACCCTATTTTAATGAGAAATTTGAGTAAGATGATAATGGAAGAATTAAGTAAAGCAATTAGTGGTGGTAAAATAGGTTCTAATCCAGTTTCAATATCTTAAAATTATTAGGTTGAAGTTATTTAAAATCAGGTACTTATAAATTATTTTAAAAATATTTACAATTTTACTTGTTTTTATAAATGAATTTACCTTTATTATATATTACCTATATTATTATATATTACCTATATTATTATATATACTATATTATATACTATATTATATACTAATATTGCGTAAACCTAAAATTAGAACTATTTCAACCGAAAAAACAAATCAAATTATATTTATTAGTAAATAGAATTACAACATGGCCAGTAATATAAACGAATTATCTCCAGAAATTAGAGATTTTCTACTAAATAGAAACTTAATACCTTCAGACACTGTTACTGATAATGGTTATAGTGCTACTGGTTTGGGTACTCAAGCTAATATTACTAGTTCATCTAATTCAGTAAACCCTTCAATAGACATTGAAGATTCTTCAAACGATTTTAGAGCTTCAGTTGTAAGTAGAAATAGATATACTTCAATCGAAGATATGGTATCCGCTAACATAATTGATAATTCTTTTAGTTATAATCAAATAGATGGTGGTTATATTGATGAAAATAGAAATTTAAATTTAGAAGGTCGTTCAAACGATGGTCTAGACGTAATAACAAGTATTACATCTCAAGAAGGGTTTGGATTAGGTTCAGATGGATTCTTCCCACAAAACAGTGTTAATACATCAATAACTGGTAGAGTTTTAGGTGGTGTAGGCGCAATAAACGATACTAAACTAGGTATTATTGCTGGTGAGCAGTTATTGTTAGCTTTAGGTCAAAAAGCTTCATTTAACGCACAAAAAGAATTATTAGGGAAAGTAAACCTTCAACCATTCAGTTTACTAAGAAGTGGAGATTTTTTAAATCCAGATTACTCGATAACAGTAAGTAGCTCAACTGGTGGCCGTGTATTAGACACAGCACTCGATTTAACGGGTTTTCAGCTACCCATTTCACAAATAGATAGTGAGGGGTCAATTTTCGAAGAAACACCCTTAAACAAGACGAATTCGATTGAGAGAAACAACGCTTTAATTAGAAACACTGGTAGAGGTCAAATTCTTAGATTATTTGAAAGTTTAAATCAAAACCAATACAGCCCCGAATATGAAAGTGACAGGAATGATAAAGGTGTAACAGACCCTAATCAATACACTAAACCAACTGACCCTAGTTTAAGTCAATTGTCATTTAACAACACACCTCTTGGGTCTATACCAAGTAGTTCCCAATCAGTAGAGTTTAATGGTTCAAGTGATATATGGAGTCCAGATGTTACTTTTAGTGATGATAATTCTATTTTATCAAAGACAAAGAATTTATTCAGTAAAGATAACTTCAGATTATATAATAGCACATTTAATGAACAAGGCGTAGAAAATCTTAATAAGAAAGACCAATTAACAACACCTTCAGGTGGTAGGTTATCTAAAGGTAGTGGTGTGTTGAGTGAAGATTTCTTATTGAATAACGATAAAGAATTTGTTTTCTGTAGAACTTGGAGTTCAACTAAACAATATTCAACTGTAAATGATTTACAAAAAAATAGTGGCTTAAAAGATAATCCTAGAAGGATTAGAGATGGTATTGAAGATTCAGTGTTAGGTGACAATGGGTTTGTTAAAATATCTCCATATAGCAATGTACCTTCTGACGACACTGAAGACGTCAAAAAATATATGTTCTCGATAGAAAATTTAGCTTGGGCTGATAATTTATCAAAAATAGCCAACTTTGAAACTGGTTCAGGTGACCCTATAACTGGGACCAAAGGTAGAATAATGTGGTTTCCACCTTATGATATTAATTTTAATGAATCTAGCTCAGTAAATTGGGATTCAACTAATTTCATAGGTAGAGGAGAACCAATATACACTTATAACAACACTGAAAGAATTGGTCAATTAAGTTTTAAAGTAATTATTGACCACCCAGATTACTTAAATGATAATAATTTAAGCTCGGATGAAATAATCAGTAGTATAATGGCTGGGTGTTCGGACTACGAAAATTTTTTATCAGCTGAAGAATATGGTGAAATACAAAAAGTTAGCAATGCTGAAGCTCCAGTAAGTGAAACAGTAGAGGCAAGTGCTGTTCAAGAACCAGACGATATTAATTTTTATTTCGCTAATGATGTTGCCTCACTTAAGAAATACCCTAATTACGAGGTTGGTGGTGAAGTACAACCTAACCCTACAATTCCAGATAGCGGTTATAATTCTGAAACAACTGATAGTTATGAGAATAATACTAATTCTGGTTTAAATTATTTTTGGAATAATGAAAGTAACATCCAAAACATAAAAGACTTTTTAAATAACAATGAAGGATTCAGAATCGATTTAATTGGTTACTCTAGTTTAGCTGGTAATAGTGAGGATAATCAAAATTTAAGTAGCGATAGGATAGATAGTATTAAGACTTGGATAAGAGAAAACTTAGGAAAAAACGTAAAGGTATTAGAAGGAAAACCTAGAGGTAGTAGCGATTCTAATGCTACTGGTGAAGTTGACTCTGAAAGTGTTAAAAGAGATAGAAAAGTAACGTTAGAATTTCAATACGATGGAAGTTTAGATTCTAAAAATACTGAAAACGCTGAAACAGAGAAAGAAGTAAGGTATGATAAAGAATTTGTAAGTAAAATTAAAAGAAGATTTCATAAAGAATCTGAATATTTTGAAAAACTAGAGAAGAGTGAAGCTAATAGCGATAAAATAATATATGATTCAATTCGTGAGAAAATCAAATTCTTTCAACCAGCTTTCCATTCCACAACACCAGAAGGCTTTAACTCTAGATTAACATTTTTACAACAATGTACAAGGCAAGGCCCTACTAATGATGATAATAGAGCTAATAATTTAGCATTTGGTGCACCACCAATTTGTATATTAAGAATAGGTGATTTTTATAATACCAAAATTGTAATAGATAATGTTAGTTTTGACTTTGAACCACTTGTATGGGATTTAAACCCTGAAGGTGTAGGTGTTCAACCTATGATAGCCAAAGTTTCGCTAAGTTTTAAATTTATCGGTGGTAGTTCTTTAAAAGGCCCTATTAATAAATTACAAAATGCAGTATCATTTAATTATTTTGGTAATACTGAGGTATACGACCCAAGAGCTGATAGATATGTTAGAGGTGAAGATGGGTTAACATTAAGTAGTGGTATAGAAGATTTAAAAACAGTCTTGAGTGAAGATAATAACCCAATAACTAAAGAAGGTAATAATAGTTTAGTTAATGACCAAGAAGCCGTAGCAGAAAAGCAGGCATCTAAACAGACAGTTGAACCCTCAGCTACAAACCCTAGAAATCAGATTAAAAATCTAAATCTAGTAGGGTATAATTATAATTCTTCTACTACT